GCTATTGCATGTTTGAGCGAATCAGGGTTTATTGATTCTGACGATTATAAAAAAATGGATGAAGCACACGAGATACAAAAAATTGGAGAAGCACACGGAAAAGCTATTTTAAGATACTTTAATATCAAAATCAAAGAAAAAAATAACGATTCCGAAGACAAAATAACAAAAAAGAATGATTCTGTTTCCCTATATGCAACAATTGAGGATTTTGACAGCCTAAAAAAATCTTTGAAAAGAATTGAAGACACTTTAAAAGATAACAATATAAGACCGAAGATTTTATGAGTAAGTTCATATTTTTAGTAGCTTTTAACTGTTTTCGCTGTAATGAGTTTATCTAATTTTGTTAAGTATCGTTGATTCATTTTTTAAAAATGATTTTAAAAGAGCCATTTAAGGCTCTTTTTAAACTCATATTTAGAATAGTTTATTTTAAAATATATTAAACATCAACTGTTCTGGCTCTTTTTTTTGCATAATCTTATAGATATATTCCTTTGCATGATTTAAGCAATCAACGTAGTTATCAAATCCCCATGAACATTTTTTAGTTAACGTTACGATGTTTATTCTTTCTTTAGTTGCGAAATAGTTATATTTCTTATCTTCAAACACGATTCCATCCCAGTAGCGTGTTAGTTTACTGTTTATACTATAATCTTTAATGTTTTTTTCCATCCATTCTACATGATATGCACCATCTAACTTAATAAGCCTAGGTTTTTCAATAATTTGGCTTACTAGGATATACTTATATTCACTACCATCCTTTTCATCCGTAATATAATATTTAACATTGTCATTTATGTAGTAAGGGCATGCTCCACTTTCAGGCTTTTTAAACGTTAAATTATTAATATCCATTCCAATCATCCTCTCATTTTTTTATTAAGCGTAAAATTGCTTTAACTCTTCTTCACTATACTCTCTTTGCTCAAAGTTGTTACACTGCTCTACTCTTGATGCTCCTACTTTTTCAACGTGATTAACAGTTCCGTTTTCTAACATTGTCTTAAAATATCCTGCAACATTCAAGATATTACAATTCTTCGTTCTATCTTTCCAAGCTGTCAAAGCTTCTATAAGTTTCTTTTCTCCGTATTTTGAAATTAAAAATTTAATATAAGTATGTTCTGCGTTTGCACATAGAGTAGCATTATACATAAAAGTCATTCTATCGACTAAGATGTTGTTTATATAACTGCTATCGTTATTTTCTAACATGTTTGTGTTATTTAAAGCATTAAAAGTGTTAGATTCATCATCAGTTTTTTTACTTGAGACATTTATATCCTTACCTGATTCCTTGATGATGTTATTATTTAGTTTAAGTAATTTATTAGTATTATTATTAATTACTAGTTGCGGGTTTTCCGTTAACGGTTTATCCGTTTCTGGATTTTCCGTAAACGGTTTTTCCGCTTTCGGTGAAGTTGGCTCTATCACTTCTGTTGAAACTTCAAAGATAATATATTCATATCCTTTAAACCTTCCACTACCATCTCTTAATTTGTTTTTTGATATGTAACCCATTTTTTCAAGTTCATTTATAGTTGCTTTTGTACTATCCTTTCCATCCTTTGCGTGTTTAGTTAATTCTTCAACATATATTTTCCAATCATCTGGTAGTGATAATAGATATGCGTGTAGTCCTTTTGCCTTCCAGCTGAGTTTTGAATCCTGAATTGATGTTTTATTAAGCATTAAATATGGATTATCTTTGTTTTTTGCTACTCTCATTATAGTTTTAGACATGTAAAACCCTCCTATTGTGTTTTTTACAAACATTTGATACAATACGAGGTGATTAGGGGTTATCCAATTTCTAATCACCCAGAGAGTTTTCTGATTCCAGTCAGAGACTCTCTTTTTTTATTGCTCGTAACATCTATCGTAATAAAATATAATATACTTAACTAAAAAATGCAATAATAACATAAAATAGTATTAAATATAACTAAACATAACTTAACATATTGACGATATATATAATATGGTGATATAATAAACATTGGAGGTGAGCAATATGGAAAATAAAATGTTAACACTTGAAGAAGTTGCAGATTATTTAAGGATAGGTAAGCAAACTGTAATGAAAGAAATTGATTCAGGTGCTTTAATAGGGTATAAAGTTGGTAAGCTATGGAGAATAAAAAAAGAAGATTTGGAAAAATATTTAGAGAATAACTCTAGCAAGAATGATGACTAAAATAAAAATGCAGCCACCCACTCCCTGACAAGAAGACGTGACTACATTTTCAAATAAACAAGTCCCTAGTGAGACCGTTCTGAATAATTTTATCAGATTAATCTCCTAAGGGCAAATAAAAAATATACTTTTAGGAGGAATTATTATGTTTAAAAATGGATCTATGGAATTATTGTTGTTAAAGCAATCTGGTAATGATGCACTATTTCTTAATATCACTTCTAATGAATTAATCAAAGCTCTAGGTGTTACATTCAAAGGCAACAATGTTCAATGGCAACAAGGCATATATAAAGGCGACATAGCTAATCATTTGGAGGTGATATAATGAATAACCCTACTCTACTTAAAACATTTAGTTATTTAGCTTTCGTTGTATCAGCAATATTTACAATTATATTAATGACAAGTGCAGTTGTTGGATTTATTGCAACTGGGTTAACTATTGGAATGGCAATAATGTTAGAAGTGTGTAAGGTAGGATTTTTTAATGAAGCGTTAACAAATACTCGTTTGAATATAGCTGTAAGAGTGACTATGGGTGTAATTAGTATTTTGTTGCTCCTCTCCTCTATTGTTGCATCTGCAGGCTACATACAAAACATGACTAATAAGACTAAGAATCTTGAACTAAAGCACTCTTCTGCATTTAAACAAGCCGAAGAAGGAAAAGGTATTCAAAAAGATTTATACACTGCGAAACAACAAGAAATTGAAAGTATTAAGTCGAATTATTCATCACAAATTGAAGAAATGACAAAAGTTAAGAACTCCTACCCTGCCAACTATTTTACCAGGAAAGAAAATCTGCAGGTTGAGATTAATAATAAAAGCAGTGAAATGCAAAACATGATCAGTGAGAAGAATAAAGAATTAGTTCAACTTGGTAATAAATTAGAAACTCCAATTGATGTAAGTACACTTAATGTAAATAAGACTAATGGATATAGTGCTATATTCTCTATTGTAGCTGATAAGATTAATCAAGATGAATTTAGAGAAACAACTATCTCAGCTGATGAAATTGAACTATATTTTTTCATGGGATTATCAGTAATATTTGAGTTTATCGCAATCATAACAATGTATTTGTCCAGGGTTATTAACCTTGGGCAGTTACAATTAGGTAATACACCTAATCGACCAACTAAAAAAACAACTGATTATGAAATTAAGCCTAATTTTGAGAATATTAAGCCTAATAACTTTAAAATAATTAAGCCTAATATTAAGCCTAATTTTGAAAATATTAATCTAGCAAAAGCTAATCGGTCTTTAAGCCTAGTAGCTTCTAGCGATTTTCCACCTAAAAAAACACCTAAAAGTTTTAAGAGTATTGAAGTAGAAGAGTACCTAAAATATATGTATGAAAATGCAACTGAATCAGATGGAGAATTAGTTAGTCCAGGTTATATTAAAATTAGTAAGAATACATCATTGAGTCAAGAAAAATGCAGAAAAATTAAAGCTTGGTTAGAAGAAGAAGGTACATTGAAAAGCGAAGGTGGAAAGACTATAATTTTAGAGATGGATAAAACCCTTGTAGGGTAGAGGAGGATATTATGAAAATAGGATTGATAGATGTAGATGGACACAATTTCCCTAATTTAGCATTAATGAAAATATCAGCTTATCACAAGGTGCAAGGGCATCAAGTTGAATTTGTAGATCTTTTTAAAAAATATGATCTAGTGTATCAATCTAAAGTTTTTACTTTTACAAATGATTTTGAATATTTAATAAATGCACCAAAAATATTAAGAGGTGGGACGGGATATGATTTAAAAAATACCCTTTCTATTGAAATAGAAAATATGTTTCCAGACTATAAATTGTATGATAATGTAAAATTTAAAAACACTGCATATGGTTTTCTGACTAGAGGTTGTCCTAGAGCGTGTCCATTTTGTATTGTTGCGGAAAAAGAAGGTAAAAAAAGTTATAAAGTTAATGATTTGAATAATTTTTGGAATGGTCAAAAAAACATTAAACTTTTAGATCCCAATATTTTAGGAAGCAAAGATAGATTAGATTTGTTAAATCAACTTATAGAAAGTAAATCGTGGGTTGATTTTACACAAGGGTTAGATGCTAGATTACTTAATGAGGAGATTACAGAAAAATTACAACAAATAAAAATTAAAATGTTACACTTTGCATGGGATATGATAGATAATTCAGATGTAATAATTGATAATTTAAAACAATTTAAAAAAGCTACACAAGTAGACTTTAGAAAATTGCGAGTTTATGTTTTAACTAACTTTAACACAACACATGAACAAGACCTGTATAGAATATATAAGCTTAAAGAATTAGGCTATGACCCATATATTATGATATTTGAAAAATGGAATGCACCAGAGTTAACTAAACGTATGGCAAGATGGGTTAATAGTAAATTTATATTTAGAAAATGTGAAAAGTTTGAATTCTATAAAATATGAAAGAAATCTGTATTTTTCAATCAAAGTGAGTTAAATGAATATGATAAGGTTAAGGAACAGAGGAATCAGTTCCTTAACCTTATCATATTCGAGGGAATAGCTTTAAATCGACATTGTGGGAGGCATTCTTTTTGAGTGCTTTCTCTTTTTTTAGGTATTCGACTCTGATTAGTATAGTTTTTAACATCTCATTTTTATCTTTGATGCTTATTTTATCATAAGAATTAATTAGTTTTGTTATCTTCGGAATGATAATATTTTGGTTTTTAAAAGACTTCAATTCTGATTCTATGTTAAATTTATTTTCCTCGAGTTTTTTAATTTTTTCATTCAGTTTTTTGGAACGCTCTAAAAATGTATTTGTGTCATAAACGTTTTGTTCCAGAAGGTCATGCAGTGAGTCCTTTTGTTTTTTTAAAGTTTCTATTTCACTATCTATATCATTCATATTTTTTTCTAGCAATTCGGTATTAACTATATTTTTCTGAGATTTTTTATTAAATTTATAATTTTTCAAGTTATCTATAATTGTTTTTTCAATCAAAGATAGGGGAGAGCTAACATTTTTGCAATCAGTATATGCACACATTAGAGTATCTTCTTGTTTTAGATTTCCATAAGGTCTCCTAACCATATTTCTACCACATAATCCACATTTGACTATTCCTGCTAAAACATTCTTAATTGGTTGGTTTTTAGGAGCTGGAGTGGCTCTATTTTGATTTATATAATTCAAAGCAGTATAAAACACTTCATCATCAATTAAGCGTACGTGAAGTCCATCTGTTAGCTCAAATTCTTTATTCTTCGGTCTAGTTGATTCAACTTTACCATCAATAACATGTTTTATAGTCTTACGATAGTTCCATCGAATTTTACCTATGTAAACAGGATTTTTAAGCATTCCTTGAATTGTAGAAGTAGTCCAATTTCCCTTTCTAGCTTTGATTCCGATGTCGTTAAGCTTCCGAACTATTTTAGATACTCCGAGTCTCTCTTTAGTGTAAAAATCAAATATCATTTTAACTACTGGTGCTTCATCAGGATCTGGTTCAAGAGTGAACCCATCTTCTGTTTTTGTTTTATTGTATCCATATGGTGCTATACTGCCAAGATATCTGCCTTCTTTTACGCTTGCCAGTCTACCTTGCTGCAATCTTCTATTAATAGTTTTATATTCTCTTCTAGACATGAAAAGATTGAACTCAAAAAACTCTTCATCAAATTCATTATTCGGATCATATGTTTTGAGTGGAGTAATTATTTTAGTACTAGAGTATTTAAAAGCCTGTGCCATGATTCCTTGATCAAGAGTAGCACCCCTCGCAAGTCTCTCAACCTCAACAACAAGAACACCTTCCCACAATTCTTTTTCAAGCTCGGATAAAAGGTGTTGCATAACAGGTCTAGAGGCAATAGTTTCACCAGATACAACTTCTCTATATATTTTTGATATTGATAATTTTTGTTTTTTGGATAATTCAAGAAGTATTTTCTCATGCTTAGCCAAAGTTTCTTCAATAGTTCCTTCATCATTTCTAGACTTTCTAAGATAAATACAATACATATTACTGCCTTCCCTTTCTTGACTTCACCGAGAAAAAATAGTAATATATTTTTAAGCTTTCAATGGTGAAAGTGTTTTTTAAAATAAAGTTATTGTCATAATAAAAAAGAATCCTTCGCTCGGAGTCTTTTTTATTTTACTAGATTTAATTTTGTTATTCAATGATGTTTAAAAATTTTTAGTTTCAAGTTTTTTTATTTGAACCATATCGTGCGTCTGCTCGAAATGGTCTAAACTATCAATATCACTATTTTCGCAAGTTTTATGACTTTTTCTATAACAGGTTTAGTTTCATCTAAGTTATTTTTTGAAAGTTTTTTTATTTGATTTTATAATCAAATCTTCTTTAAGCTTTTTTAAGAAATATTTTAATTTGTTTTTAGATTTCCAAAATTCTTTAAAATCAATTTTTCCATAATCACTAGAATTCATATTATATGTAGATTCGTCTTTTAAATATTTAAAAGTCCTGTTTTTTAATCCAAATTCTTTTTTTAAAAATTTTACTACTGTTTTATAAGCTTGTGTAATTGTACTTCCGCCAGTATATTGATTTTTACCAACATATAACGTACCAAAAAATCTGATACTTTTACCTTCATCATAACTCTTAGCAAGAGAATTAATAAAACTCTTATCATCTATTAAAATTTTGGCAAAACAATTAAATTTATCTTTACACTTATGAGTTAACAAGTTGCCATGTCTATCATCTGAAATCCATCTATATACACAGAAAATAAAGAATTCGATTTTATCTAAACCATACAAAGAATCCCAAATAATATCATATAATTGTTTTTTACCAACATAATTAGAAAATTCAATATTCATTGATTCAGCATATTCTATAAGTTCTGGATTTGGTTCTGATTTATCCTTGTATTTAACTCTATCAATTAAGAATGATATTTCCTCTTTTGTTATATTTTTTGGGATATTTATTTTTAAATATTTAGCATAACTTAATTGTGCTTCAGTAGGGGGTAGTGATTCTTCTAAAGAAATTTCAAAAGGTTCAACTAGACCTTCATTACTTGCTAATTCTAAGCACTCTTCATTTGAGAACGCTTTAATAGATAAAGTTTTTTTTCGTCCTGTGTTTGAATTTGTACCCTTTATTTTATAATTATTTCTTAACATTAAATCAACAACCACCTTTAATTACTAATTTTTATATAAATTTTACATATATTATATTTTTTTTATATATTTAGCAGTATTTTCAGCTACACATAATTCTGGTGATGCCGCAGTAAAGCAATTATTTTTATCAGATAGCATATAATTAATCATACCTAAAACTTGATTTTGGTTAGCATTGTTTAATTTTTGGATTTTATTAATTATTGCTAATTCTAGACTTGTATAAATATTTTCATTAATACCAACTATATAATCCATGCTAACATCATAGTATTTAGACATTTTAATTAACAGTTGTACATCAGGAACATGTTTACCAGTTTCATATCTGCTTATAGTAGCTTTTGTTGTACCAAAATATTCAGCTACTGAATCTAGTGTAAGGTTTCTAGATTTTCTTAACTTTTTTAAAATTAAACCTATATTTGAACTGATAAAAATCACCTCCCTAAATATATACAATTAACATTATCCAATATAAAAGCATACATATGCAACAAAGTTACGCAAAGGATAATTATTTTCATAAATATGCTTGATTTTTTACGCAAGTTGTAATATTATACTAACAAGTTACGTATTGCGTAACAAATTCGAGATGTATTAGGAGGTTTTTTGTAATGTATGTAAATCTCGAGGCAGAAATAGCTAGAAAGCGTTTATCTAAAAAGCAAATTTATGAATCAGCTTCTATGAGTTACAAAACTGGTATTAATAAATTAACAGGAAAAAGTGAAATTTCTCTTAAACAAGCATACGACATAAGAGATACATTTTTCCCAGAGCATGATATTAAGTATCTTTTTGCAGAGCTGTTTGAACAAAAAGGTGCTTAAATACATTTAACCATATTTCCCCAAATTTAACAAAAAGTTTCTTAGAAAGATTTAACCATAAATTTACAAAATAAACAAAGTGTATCAATTGAAATTAAATATAAAAAGTAAATAGGTGAAAAATGGGTTATTGGATTAATATTTTAAAGTGATTTGGAGGTGCTTTTGCTAAATAATTCTATTTTATCAGAACTTGTAAGTAATAAAAAACATAGTATGTATAGAGGTGATAAAAATGATAATTCATACTTTTAAAACTAAACAAGGAATAACAGTTCATATTGATGATGAATTTATGCAGGATTCAAAAATAATTGAAAGTCCGAATTTTATTATAACTAAGGAATATGTAGAAGAAGATCCAGAAGATTTAAGGTACCAAGTTGAGAATAAAATTGGAAAAGTAACGAATATAGAATGGGATTTTGTGGCCAGGGATATATCATCTATTAAATTAATTGGTGAAGCGCTAATAGAGCAATTGGTTAAAAGTATTAATTATTTTAGAAGTAAGAATTTAGAACTCAAATGTATTTAAATTCAAAAAATAAGGAGCACTTACAATGGACAAAAACCAAGCTAGAGCATATGCCTTAATGGCATTTAGAAAAACTAATGAGAAAAATGAAAATGAATTTTTACTTGTTTTGGACATGCTTTTTTATGGAATTGGTGAAGATGAAGTAGTTGCTTTGGCATACGATGGAGGACATGAAAATGAAAAGAAAGTTGAGTTGGGATAAGTTATCAATAATTTTATCCCTATTAGTCACGCTATTTTTACATAATTATGTGAATCAAAGTAGGGGATATGTTGCTTTTGGAGGAGAGTGTTTACTTCCAGTGTTAGCAATTTTAGTAGTTATATTACATAAAGAATTTGAAGAAGTGAGGGCGTTAAAATGAATTATGAGTTTTTAGCAAATTTGAATTATGAGCAACAAGTAGGAGTATTTGTAGTATTAGTAACTGTTTTTATTATATCGATGGTGATTAATATTAGGCTGGATGAACAAATAAGAAAAAAGAAAATTGAGAGAGCAAAAGAGATACTAGGTAAAATTAATTAATACTTTTGGGGAGTTCTGCACTACAAAAACTTTAAGGAGTGATTTGGATGCAAGAACTACAGGAGAAGGTTAAAGAATTAGTGGGAAGTTTTAATCAAAAGGAATGGCAATTTGCAATAAATACACTACATAATAACGATTTGATTGATATTAAGAAAATTTTTGAAGAAACGATGGTTGACATTATGGCAGCGAATATTGAATGGCATAGATATCATAGAATTGGAGACGTGAATTAGATGGAATATACAAAAAAACAATGGTTGGAAGAACTAAAAAACAGGTTTGGCAAGGACACAAATACATGGGCTTTTGAATGTCCTGCATGTAAAAAAGTATCTACTGTTAAAGATTTTATTGATGCTGGTGCAGATAGTAACAGTGCTTATGTAGATTGTATAGGTAGACATAATGGGAAAGGTACATTTGAAAGAGATAGTAGGTATGGATGTAATTGGGCTGCTTATGGATTATTTGGACACATGGGTAAAGGTGATGAAGTAATTGCTGATGATGGTAAAAAAGTTGAAGTTTTTAAAATGGCTGATGTTAAAAAAGATTAACCATTTTAACTATAAAAAAATATTAAATACTAAGGAGGAATAGGCATGTCATTAAATTTATTTGAAATGGTAAATGGTGCAGTGCAAGAGCAAATAAACTTAAATTTTCAGGAAGTTTTAAACAACATTGCAGATCCTAACACTTCATCTATTGCAAAAAGAGAGTTGAATATTAAACTTACTTTTAAACCTAATGATGATAGGGAAGAAAGCAATATTGATATTCAATGTAAAACAAAATTGGCACCAGTTAAGAGTCTTGGAACAAAAATTTACATTGGACAAGACAATGATGGGAATGTAGTCGCAGAGGAGTTTATCAAAGGTCAATTATTTGGACAAACGCAAATTGACTATGATACAGGGGAAGTTATAGAAAGTCAAAAATTAAAAGCAGTTAAATAAAATACATATTGGAGGAATTACAAATGATTAAAGAAGCGTTGCAGTACTTAGTGGGTATGGATAAAAATGAGTTAGTAGAAATTAATTGTCAAACTTATACAACAAAGAAATTGAATCATGTATCAGATATAGTTAAAGAGTCTTTAAAAACAAATACACTCAATTCTATAATCGATTATGTGAAATCAAACTTTGATAAGATAAGTGAAAAATTAATCATTCATGTAAGTAATCATGAAACCGTAATAGTAAGGTCACCACTAAAGTTTGATGGTAGTAGAGATTTATTAATGGCAGCACAATCAAAAACACCACATATAGAGTTTGAAAGATTTTTAGATACAGAAAACTTTAATATTATGATGCAATCAGCATTTGTTCAAAATGAAGATTCGGCACAAATTCTAAAAGTAATAGGTACAATTAAAGAAGAAAATATAAGAGAAACTGGTGACGATGGAGTAAGTCAACAAGTAACAGCTAAAACAGGAATTGCAACTGTTGGAAATGTTAAAGTACCTAATCCAGTATCACTTATTCCATATAGAACATTTCAGGAAATTGAGCAAGTTGAAAGTAAGTTTATATTCAGAATGAAAAACGGACCTGTAGCTGCAATTTTTGAAGCCGATGGTGGAGCATGGAAATTAGAAACAATGATGAGAATTAAAGCATATCTAGAAGAGCAACTCCAGGAGTATAAGGATAAAGTTGAAATAATTGCATAGTTAAAGGGTCATTATGCCCCTTTTTACAAAAGAACTAGGAGGGATAAGCTTGGCTATTTATAGACATTTACAAACAAGTTTTTGGCAAGACCCTTTTGTATTAGATCTTACACCAGAAGAAAAGTTTTTTTACATATATTTAATGACAAATACTAAAACAACACAATGTGGTGTTTATGAAATATCAAAAAGAGTTATAGAAATGGAAACAGGATATACAAAAGATACTATTGATAAGTTAATTGTAAGATTTCAAGAGTATCAAAAAATTAAATATGACACCAAAACTAATGAGCTTATAATTCTTAACTGGTTTAAACATAATTTTAGCAGAAGTCCAAGTGTAATTAATTGTATTAAAAAAGAGATTGATGCAATTAAATCAAAAATATTTAGAGAATGTGCAAATCATCTATTAAAGCATTATACAGAGAATGATGATGATAAAAAAGATGTTAAAGAAACAGAAAAAAGTGACAGTGTGGACACTGTGTCCATAGAGTGTGGTGACAGTGTTGATATTGTATGTAGAGACTCGGGGGAAAAAGAAAAAGAAAAAGAAAAAGAAAAAGAAAAAGAAAAAATAAAAGATATTGTGCATGAGGTCATGCACGAAGAAAATAAATCAAATAAAGATGTGCACCAAATGTTTGAAAGTTTGTGGTCACTATATCCAAACCAAAAAGGGAAGGGAAAGGTAAGTCTTAAGACCAAGAAGGAAATTCATAAGCATGGGTTTGATATAATCAAACGTTGCATTGAAAGATACGTAAGATACAAACCATCTTGGCAAGAATACCAACACGGAAGTACGTTTTTTGGAACCGGATATATTGATTACCTGGGTGATAACTTCTCAAATGTTAAAGCGCCAAGTGATGCAAATAAAGTTGAGCAGATTAACAACTTTGATCAGCGTGATTATAGCGAAGATGATCTTGATAAGTATTATTCTTGATGGTGTAAATCATGTTAACAGAAAAGCAAATAAACATCATGAAAATAGCAATAGGCTTTGATTTACATAATGGTTACGATGAAGAATTTAAAACAAAACGCAATTTTTATAATTGCTATTCCTGGAGTAAGGACCTTGAAAAATTAATAGAATGTGAGTTAATGCGTGAAAAAATTACAAAAAATCATTATGGTTTCAAATCAAAAGATTATGCTTTAACAAGTACAGGTTTTGATATTTTAAGTCATACTCTGGGCATAAAAATAGAGTATGTTGAGGAGCTGAATTAATGTGGAAGAACACTTTATTGACAGAGCAATAAGGTATAAAAAGCAATTGCAAAAACTAGGTATAACTCAACAAAAATTTGCTGATGAATGTGGTATAAGTCAGGCTGATGTATCTAAGCATTTGAGCATACTTAAGCTAGATAATGCAATTGTTAAATGCATTAAAAAAATAAGCTAAGTTTTATAAACGCATTGGCATTAGTGAAGGTATCAAAGCAAATGAACCAAAAGCGTATGATTAAAATTATTATGTTTACAAGATTTAAAGAACTTAGCGTTAAAAACTTTAATAAGCTCATCGAGTATGAATTGAATAAAAAAATATAGATAAACAAAAGAAAGCATGTTGGACAATATATTAAATTGTGGAGGTTCAAATGCAAAAGAGAAAATATGATGTGTTTGAGGAGTGGCTTAACATATGCAATGAAATTAAAGCTAGTACAGATGATTTAAGGATGCTTATATCTGATACTGAGGATATTAAATCATCACTTAAAGCAAATGTAATAAAAGATGTATGTGTAAACTCAGTAGAAGTTAACTCTCATGTAGAATCAATAGTATTTCAGTATGAGCGGGATATAAAAACATTGACTGATAGAGTTAAAAGGCTTAGTAAAATTAGGAGTAAATTGAATAATTCTATAAATAGACTTCCAGAGGAGTGCCATAAAATTATAGATCTTAGATATAAACAAAAAATGAACTGGGAAAAAATAAGTTTTGAAATGACTTACGATAAGCGTAATTGTATGATTTTGAGAGACAAGGCTAATGTAATAGTTACAAAGAGATGTAAAAAATATATTAAAGATTGGAGGGTTGAACAATATGGACAAGTTAAAATACATAGAGATAGCACAAAAGACAGCAATAAATCATTGTGGAGTATCGAAGCAATTAGATAAATGGAGAGAAGAAGTTTATGAACTTGAAGATGCTCTTAATAAATTTGAAAATTTTGAAGAGTCTGGTAGTCAAGATGAATTAAAAAGAAAGGAGTTTATAAAAGATATAGAGCTAGAATTATCGGATGTATATAATATGTGCGGTCAATTAGAGAAGATTTTTAAATTTACTCATACATCAATACTAGACAATATGCATTTTAAGATGAAAAGAACAATGGTAGTAATTGAAAAAGAGTTGGAGGCTGATCAGCGTGAACAAAGTTGAACCAATTCGAGACATGAATAAAGTTTTAGACATTCAGGAGTATCTTAAAAGCACAAGTCAAAGAGATTATGTACTATTCACATTAGGAATAACAACAGCAAGGAGAATAGGTGACATTCTCAAATTAAAGGTTAAGGATGTTAGGAATAAAGAGTCTATCAAAATCACAGAATCTAAAACTAAAAAAGAAATTGAAATACCTATTAATGATGATTTAAAAGAATTTTTTAAAAGTTATTTAAAAAATAAAAATGATTATGAGTATTTAATTAAAAGTCAAAAAAATGAAAATTCAGCAATATCAAGACAACAGGCTTACAAAATATTAAAGGATGTTGCTGAAAGATTTGGACTTAGTAGTATTGGTACACATTCAATGAGGAAAACATTTGGGTATCATTTCTATAATGATACAAAAGATATTATGATTCTTAAAGAAATACTTAATCATAGTCATCCGGAGGAAACACTAAGATACATTGGATTAAGAGACAGCGATAAGTACAAAAAGATGAAGAAATTTAAGTATACAAGAAAGTAGTATTATTTTTTTATATTTTTTTGGTTTATTATTACAATGTGTAGAATAAATGGGTTGTATATCTTCGTTTTAAAGGTGTCATATTAGCGTAAAGGTCATATAAGTCTAAGCGAGAATTTGAACGGCTTAAAATGGGTTTTAGAAAATGCAACACTTCCTGTTTTATGTCACATTTTTAGGAGGGAATTATGGAAAGGAATCAAATTGAAGAATTGTATCAAAAGTTAAAGTATTTAAAAGAAATGGAAGATTTTTTAATAAAACAAAATGCTGATGAAAAAACAAAATGGTTAAAATTAAAATCACCAGATAGTGAGTATATATTTCTTAATGGTGAAGTTAGAAAAGATTTTTTACAATTTGTAGAATTTCAAATAGGAAAGATATCAGATGAATTATCGGAGGTGTAAATTATGAATAAAATAATTTATGAAATGACAAAAGAGGAATTTGAAAGAAAAACAATATTAAATGAATACAGTACTATTAAAAAGCTAATAAATAGAGCTGCAAATGAAGGGCTAAATTATGTGTACATACGAAAATGTACAAATGAGAATGTTAATAGACTTTTAGATGAAGGATATAAAGTTTTTAAAAATGTTAGTTTTGCACTACATGAAGAAGATAAAAAATACAAACTTACTTGGTGTAACAATGAAGAAATACAAGAAAGGTTTTAAGTATTATTTGGATTGATGAAGAATTGAAAAAAATAAGAAAGATAGAAAGTGAGTTACATATATACGTAATTAATTTTTTATATTCTAAGGAGTGAAATTATATGGCTAAGTATAGAGTGGAAGCACAAGAACTAATTGTTATTGAGGTTGATGCAGATGATGAAGAAGAGGCTTGCATGAAGATGATAAATAAGATAGACAATAATGAGTTTGGGGAAGTAAGGGATTTAGACTGGAGTATTGGTGCATATTTAGTAAATGAATGTGATTAAAATGTGGATTGATGATGAACTAAATTTTAAGGAGGAATCAAAATGCAACCTACTGTTATATCTGGAGGTATAAATAATAAATTAATGACGCTAAAATTATCTAAAGAAGATTTTAAAAGATATGAATTGTTAAAAATGGCAGCGTGGTTAGTTGAACTTGAAAAAGGATTTATAGTTAAAAAATTTAAAAAGCCAACAAAAAAAGGAACTGAGTATACTTTTTTCAATCCAAAAACAAGTGAAGAATACGTAGAAAACTTAAAACTTTTTAAGGAATATATTATCGAAATCCAAAAGAATGATTTTGATGATGCAGTTTTAAGAGAAATTAAAATATTAAAAAAGATATTAACTTTACATATATCAAGATTAGGTGATTAAAATGTGGATTGATGATGAATGTAAAAAGCTAAGAAATAGGTTAAGTGAATTACATAGATATAAAGATCTAATGATTATTAATGAAAATGATTGGAATCATAAACCTGCAGTTATTTTCAAATTGTATATACAGTATAAAAGTGCTGCTAAAGTTGCAGAAATTGTAAGACCTCATATAAAAACTGAAAAAGGACATTCTTTTCAAAATAAACATGTGAATGAATTGTTGAATAAAAAGCTTAGTGAGTTAGATATTGATTTAGAACTGTATAATGCAGTTAAGAAGATTAGAAATATGAATAAAAAAAATAAATCATGAGGTATATTATGTGGAAAATTAAAAAAGTTATCAATGTTGCGGTAGGATGTGTTATGGCAAGTTTTTTAACAAATAATGAAAAAGATATAGTGGTTAATAAAATTAGGGAAATCGAAGACAGTATGCTTAAAATGGCAGGATATATTAGCGAGTTGGATATTGATGAAGATATATGTAAAAAAGTTAATTGTTCTGATGATATTTATGAAGATAAGACAAAAGACGAATGTGTTAATTGCATTATAAAATATTTTAGTAAAAAATAAATTCATTTTTTACTAGGGATAAAAATAAAAGACATTAGAATCTAAGGAGAAATTAGATATGTTAACAGGTGTTTGGAGAGATATACCAGGGTCTGAAAAATATCAAATTGATTCAGTTGGTAATATAAGACGTAAGCTCAAAAAAGGATTTAGGAACATAAGCACTTTTATAAAAGATGAATATTACACTGTAAAAGTAGATTTGAACGGAATATATAAAGAATGTAAAGTACATATGTTAATTGCGTTAGCATTTGGGTTGATAAAACAACATGGTGAAGTATATTATTTCAAAAATAGAAATAAGACTGATTGCTTTTTATCAAATATAGCTATAATAAGCAAATCAGATTTAGCCAAAATAACAGGTGCATATAGCAATAAAAAAGCAGTTGTTAAAATAGATCCTAATGGAGAGATAGTAGAATTTTACAAAAGTGCAAGAGAGTGTGCTAGATGTAACTATATGAGTAATCAAACAATTAGTGACAGATGCAATAAAAAAGTTAAGTCCAAATTTGCACCAGATGGATATGAATATAAGTGGGATAGTGATTTAAAATATTAAAGTGAGGTGAATATAATATGCAAAATGATTTTGTAGAATTTAATGGTGAAGAAAATGAAAAATAGTTTTTGGAGAAATGTTTGGAACAATGGGAAAAGTCAGCTAATAGTAAAGAATCAGATATGATGAAACTTTGTCAATTGGGACTTATGTTTTCGGAAATGAGACATAGAATTGATGAAATAGAATAAAAAAATATTCACTTTTTTAACATACAAAAAACACCACATATGCAAGAATTGACTTAGGTTTCGAAGGAAATTAAACTTTTCACTTTTTTTCACTTTTTGTGTGATAAAATGTAGATGTTGGTTGAATAGGGTTCACCTCAAAATAATTAAATATATTCACTGTAAAAAACTTTAGTCCATGTGGCTAAGGTTTTTTACTGTAAAAGAGTCTAAATGACTCTGTTAATAATGCTAGGGTAGTTTAAGAAAAAATTGGTAAAACGATGAAGACGTTCAAGAAGATGCAGGTTCGAATCCTGCACCTAGCTTAATTAAATAAAAATATATATGGAGGTAGTTAAAATGGTTAGAGCAAAATTTAAGGTTGAAACAAAGCTTGAGAATGAGTATGGTTTTGAAATTAATTTAAAACCAGTAATAGGTGGAAGTGAAGAAAATGAAAAGTTTTACAATTATACTCCAGCTGGAAGTGTAAATTTATGAACAGTCAATATACATGCTGCTGAAAAGTTTGAGGTAGGCAAAGAGTATTATGTTGATTTCACTCAAGCACAAGAAGGTGATTACTAATGGGTAGCTTTACAAGAAAAGTTCTAAGAAATAAAATGAGAAAAATATATGGAAATACAGGGCTAAGAAGTGCATGGAGAAGGTATCAATGTAAACAATATGGTGATGAAGGAATATTACTCGTACATATGCTTAAGAGAAGAGTTACCAATGCAATAAGAATACATATAAAAAACAAGAAAAAACCAGCATTATTAATAAGATGGTTTAGAAAAGCAGGGTTAGCAGTATAGTTCAAGATATAAAAGGTACTTCCAGAAAATAAAATCCATTGCGGGGGCGGACGAGCCCGAGATTTAATCAGTTACAAAAATTTTTCATATGACTTCATTCTGTGACATGGTTAGTACCTTAATTTAGCAAAATAGAAAAACATATAATAAAACATTTCGAGGAGGTGGTATTATTGCTGATTTCAGAATTAAGTGCTAAAGAATTGGCTCATTTAATCAATCTAAGCGAAAGAAGAGTGCATCAACTCACGAGCGATAATATCATTTCTAAGAATGATAACAATAAATATTTAGCTTGTGATGCAATAGATAAATATTACAAATTCAAATATGACACAACTTCTTGTGAGAGTTTAGATAAAGAAAAGGCTAAACATGAAGAAGTTAAGAGGAAACTATCAGAACTTAAACTTAAAAAGATTGAGAGGGATTTAGTTAGCCTAGAAGAAGTTGAATATGCAATGATTAATGTTATTGCAAATTGCAAAGCTAAATTATTAGGATTAGCAAGTAAAATTGCTCCTAGAATTGTATCTGAAGATAATATAAATCTTATCAGAGAAGAAATAGATATTGAGATTAGAAGTGCTTTAACTGAATTGAGCAATTATAGGTTTGAAGATGTTGCCGAGGAGGATGAAGATGAAGAAGAATCTTAAAAAATCATTTTTGAGGATTCTTAATACATTTGAACCCCCAAAAGATTTAAATGTATCTGAATGGGCTGATGAAAATATTATGTTATCAAAAGAATCATCTGCAGAACCAGGACGTTGGCGAACTGATAGGGCACCGTATCAAAAAGAAATATTAAATTCTATAAATGACTCAAAGATTGAGAAGATTGTGTTAATGACAAGTTCTCAAATAGGTAAATCTGTCATGTGTAATGTTATAATCGGATATTTTATAGATTTAGATCCAGGACCTATGTTATTTATTCAACCTACTGTAGAGTTAGCTAAATCGTATTCTAAAGAGCGTATTGCTCCAATGATTCGTGATACTAAATGTTTAACTGAAAAAGTATCTGATGCTAAGACAAGAGATTCAGATAATACAATTTTGATGAAGAACTTCCCAGGAGGATTCCTTGCACTTGGTGGAGCTAATAGTCCAGCAGGATTAGCAAGTAGACCCATTAGAATATTACTTGCTGATGAAATTGACAGGTATCCAGTATCTGCAGGAACTGAAGGAGATCCTTTATCACTTGTTGAGAGAAGAACTACAACTTTTTGGAATAAGAAAAAGATATTTGTATCAACTCCTACAATCAAAGGCATGTCAAGGATTGAATATGAGTATCAAAAAGGAACTATGGAAGTTTGGAAAATAGAGTGTCCACATTGTGGTGATCCACAGTACTTGAATATACATGGTATGAAGTTTGAACATAGTAAAAATGATTTAGGAAAATATGAAGTAAGTGATGTGTTTTTTCAATGTCCAGCTTGTTTAGAAAAAGCAAATGAATTTACGTGGAAGAAACAAAAGGGTGAATGGATTAAAAACAATCCAGATGCAAAAGGTGTTAGAAGTTTTCACCTTAATGCCTTTGTAAGTCCATGGGGTAGTTGGGAAGCGATAATAAAAGAGTGGCTTGAATCTAAGCATGATGAACAAATGCTAAAGGTTGTTGTTAATACATTATTTGGTCAGTCTTTTGAAATTTCTGCTGAAATTGATAAGACTGATTTTTTAATGGAGCGTAGGGAAGAGTATCAGGCTGAAATTCCTGAAGGTGTTTTACTATTGACATGTGGTGTTGATACCCAAGGCGATAGACTTGAGTATGAAATTGTAGGATGGGGCAGAGGTGAACAATCTTGGGGAATTAAATATGACAGAATTTTGGGTAAGCCTGATAACCCTCAAACTTGGGAGCAATTAGAGAATATTATTTTTAAAGAATATAGTTTTATCGATGGTTCAAGGCTTAAAATTGCATGTACATTTATTGACTCAGGTGGACATAACACTACTGATGTTTATAAGTTCACTAAAAAACATGAACAAAATAGAATTTATTCTATAAAAGGACATGGTGGTGAGGGATTACCTTTTATACATAGATATTATAGGTCAAAACGTGAGAATGCCTTAGTGGTTATCTTAGGAGTTGATGGCGGTAAATCAAATATAATTTCGAGATTGAAAATAAAACAAAAAGGTGATGGTTTTTGTAATTTCCCATTAAATACTGAACTAGGTTATGACAGGATATATTTTGAAGGACTTACGAGTGAAAAGCTTGTCAAAAGAAATGTAAGAGGTCAACCTAAGATGGTATGGGAAAAAATAAAAGAGAGAAATGAGCCTTTTGATGTTCGTAACTATGCTTTTTGTGCCATGAAAGTTCTAAATGTTGATTTTGATAGACTTAATCAAAAAATAAACAATGCACAATCAGTTGATAATACTGTTGATAATAAGCAAGTCAAAAAGAAAAGACGTGGTGTTGTGAAAAAAGGAATAGATTAAAGCGGGGTGGTAATTTTGGCATTAAGTAGATTAGAAAGGTATCAAAGTAGATTAGAAGCTTATTATTTAGCTGAGCTTGCAGTACTTGATGGTAAAAGATATAAAATAGGTTCAAGAGAATTAGAAAGAGCCGATTTAGATGATATTCAAAAAAACATTAAGTATTTAGAAGATATGATTGATGAATTAGAATCAAACAGTAGTGGCAAGCGTAAAGCTTACAGAATAACTTTGAGGGATGTGTAAATATGTCAGTTTTAGAAAAATTAAAATTATATTTAGAAAGAGAAGATGGAACACTTGCGGAAGTATCTAATGTTTTTGAAAAAATAACAGATGGTATAAAAAATACAAATTCAGATCATTCCGCTCATCATTCAGGATATGGCAATTTAGCAAGCTCGTTATTTTCTTTGAATGCTGGGGCTATAAAAGAATTTTCATTTAAATCACCGTCAACTTTATATGCACATTTAAAAAACATAAAGTTGCAAACATTAGGATCATCAATAAAACTAGAAATCCTAAAGAATGTAACTGTTACTACTGATACTGGTACATCTGTTAGCATAAGGAATACAAATGATAATTCTTCTAATGTTGCACAGAGTACGATAAAACAAAGTCCAACTTATTCAGGAGGAACTGTTTGGGATGATGCAGTAGCTTTAGCAGATTCAACTAATCAATATACTGGTAATGCTGAAATCAACTCAAGTGAAAACCAAGAATTAATAACCAAGACATCAAATGTTTATTATATTTTAAAATTTACAAACATAGGAGATTCAACAGCCGAGGTTTATTTTAAAATGTTTTTTTATGAAGAATCTAAAGGTTTAATAGATTAAAAATATTATTTTTCGACAGGTGGTGATTACAATAAGTATATTTGCTAAAACATTAAGTTTTTTTAGCCCTAAAAAAGCTATTCAGCATCAAATTGCAAAGGAATTTATAAACTCCGGTTATAGTGATTCCGGGGCAAGCAAGATTAAAAAAGCTTTAAAGGGTATGATATCTAAGTCTAAAAGTCCAGTAGAAGATATAGACTATAATCTTAATACCTTAAGACAAAGGTCTAGAAGCTTATTCATGGGTTCAGCATTAGCTAGAAGTGCTATTAATACCAATAGAACTAATGTTGTAGGGGAGGGTTTGAAGCTTAAACCTCGTATTGATTATAAATTATTAAATATGACAAAGGAAACCGCTAAAGAATGGTCAATTAGAACTGAAAAAGAATTTTTACTTTGGGCGGAATCGAAGTTTTGTGATACAACAAGAGTTAATAATTTTTATGAATTACAACAATTAGCTTTTACAAGTTGGATTCTAAATGGTGATGGATTTTGTATCATTGAAATGGATAATCCAACTCAATTTTATCCTTACTCGTTAAGATTACACATGATTGAAGCTGATAGAATTTATAATCCTAGAATTTTAAATAGTCAAAAAACACTAATAGAAGAATTATCTAATGGAAATAAAATTATAAATGGTGTTGAAATAAATAAAAATGGTTCGATAGTTGCTTATTACGTTTCAAGTCATTATATGGGTAATAATTTATGTAATGCAAAGTTTACAAGAATACAAGCTTATGGAGATAAGACGGGCAATCCAAACATACTTCATCTTATGGAATCTGAAAGGTGTGAACAATACAGAGGAGTTCCTTATCTATCACCTGTAATTGAGTCGTTATTACAAATAACTAGATACACAGAAGCTGAATTAACTGCTGCGGTTATTCAAGCTTTTTTTACTGTGTTCATAAAACAAACTGGTAACAGAAGTGAAATACCATTTGAAGATTCTATAAGTGAATCTGAAAGAGTTGATGATGCAGACCCAACAACTTATGAGCTTGGAGCTGGAACAATTAATGTGCTTGGTGAAAATGAGGATGTAGTATTTGCAGATCCTAAAAGACCAGCAAGTGGATTTGAGGGTTTTGTTACTTCTATAACTAAGCATATTGGTGCAGCACTTGAAATTCCACATGAGTTATTAACTAAATCATTCTTGGCATCATATTCAGCATCAAGGGCAGCACTGTTGGAAGCTTGGAAGTCATTTCGAATGAAAAGAACATGGTTTGCTAATGATTTTTGTAAACCTGTGTATGAGTTGTGGCTTAATGAAGCTGTTGCAAGAGGACGCATTAATGCACCAGGATATTTTGCAGATCCAATTATTCGTAAAGCTTGGCAAGGCTCTGAATGGATTGGACCTGCTCCAGGGCAAATTGACCCTGTTAAAGAGGTTAATGCTGCTAAACTTAGAGTTGAAAACGGCTTTAGTACAAGGGAAAGAGAAACAACTGAAATTAATGGTGGTGACTTCGAAAACAATATAGTTCAGTTGGAAGACGAAAATAAGAAGATGATTCAAGCAGGATTAATTTTTAATGGAGGTGTAGATGGTGCACAAGTTTCTAACAATAGTCAATAAATCAGAAAGTGAAGCTGAAATAAAATTATATGGTGCAGTCCAAGAAGCTAGACGTTGGTTTTGGGATGATGAGAGTTCTGATTTAATTGTTCAAAGTGAAGTTCTAGACGAATTAGAAAAATTGAAAGATAAAAAGAAAATTACAGTAAGAATAAACTCATCTGGTGGAGATGTTTTTGTAGCACAAGCTTTATATACTAACCTAAAAAATCACAAAGCCAAAATTACAGTTATTATTGATGGTATTGCTGCAAGTGCTGCAACAATCATCGCCATGGCTGGAGATAAGATTATAATTCCAACAAATGCAATGATGATGATACATGACCCAATGGTTGGAATAATGGGTTATTTTAATGCTGAAGAACTTGAGAAAAAAGCAATAGCTTTAGAAAAGGTTAAAAAATCTATCATGAACGCATATTTGAGTAAAGTTAGTATTGATGAAGAAGAACTTTACAAAATGATGAGAGAAGAGTCATGGCTTACTGCAGATGATTGTGTTGAAAAAGGTTTTGCGGATGAGGTTATGTTTGAAAAAGTTAAAATTGATGATGCTATTCAAAATAATTTTTTAATTACAAATGGAATCTCGCATGACTTGTCAAGTTTCAAGAATAAACCTTGTATTACTGTGGTTAATCAACCACTTTATATAAATAATCAAAATAAAAATAAGAAGGGGGAAGTAAAGATGGACTTAGAAACATTGAAAAAAGAGCATCCTGAATTACTAAATGCTTACAAGAATGAAATTGAAAAAGACATCAGAAATGATGCTGTGAAAGAAGAAAGAGAAAGAATGAAAAAGTTAGATGAGTTAAAAAATTCTGTTTCGCCTGAGCTTTTAAATAAAGCTAAGTATGAGGAATTTGATAACGCTGAATCATTAGCTTATAAAGCTATGTTAGAGCAACAAAACAAATCATCAGAATATCTTAAGAATTCTAAAGATGATTCTGATGATTCTAAAGATGGTGATGTAACACCGCCTGCAAATGAGCCAGCAACAGGAGAAGAAAAACCTGCTACATTAGTAGATAGGCTTAAAAATTCAGCGATGAATTTAGATAAAAGAAGAAGGGGGATTGAGTAATTATGGGTTATCAAGAAGTTGGAAGTATAAAACCTGAAAATTTAATTGCAGGACATGAGGTTGAATTGTTGACTACTGGTGTAACTTTGAAATCTGGTCAAGGAACACTTGAAAAAGGAAGTGTACTTGGAGAAATTAAAAAAGTAATTGGTACACCAGTACTAACAGGTACAGGAAATGGAACAATGACAGCGGTAAGTATTGCTAAAGATGCTGTAATTGGTAATTACATAGTAAAATGTGTAACGGCTGCAACTGATAGCGGAACATTTTCTGTTGTTGATCCAAATGGAAATAGATTAGCTGATGCAGTAGTAGGAACTGCATATGCAAGTAAACATATAAATTTCACTATAAACGATGGGTCTACTGATTTTACAGTAGGTGCAACATTTACTGTACCAGTTGAAGCAAGTGATGATGCAGGAAAATATATGTTGTGTGATGCAAATGCAGTTGATGGAAGCGTTGAACCTAAGTATATACTTGCGGACGATGCAGATACTACAGCAGATATAAAAGCAGTAGCATATAAAACAGGTTATTTCCATAGAGATGAATTGACATATGGAACTAATGGTGCACCTAGCAATGCGGAAGAAAATCTAAGAGCTTTAGGTATTATGTTAGCAGATCAATATCCAGAAGCTTAAAAAAATAAGGGAGGAATATAAACTATGGGTAATGTTACTAATGGAAATGTAGGTATCTATGAACCAAGAAGTATGAGTAAGTCTTTTGATAAGAATATGCCAGTAACAACTTTTTTGAGAGATATGTTTTTTGGAGCGGTAAATACATTTACAACAAAAAAAGTTGATATGGATTTTAGAAAAGGAAAGTATTTAACTGCTCCTTTTGTTGCTCCAAATGTATCGGGTATAAATGTTGAGAGAACCGGATATAAAACAAATGAGTACGAACCACCAACAATTGCTATTTCTAGACCTATTACAGAAGAAATGTTAAATGATAGGCAAATGGGTGAAACAATCCATACAACATTGAGTCCAGAAGATAGGCAACAAGCGATAATTGATAAAGATATGCTTGAAATGGATAATATGATAACTAGAAGAGAAGAATTAATGTGTTCTGAACTTTTATCGAATGGAATAATTAATGTTAGAGGTTATTTAGATGATAATTTAGAGAATTACATTGACGATAATATTGATTATGGATTTGGTCAAAAAACTACTTTAGAAACAACAGAAAAGTGGGATGAATCAACTTCTAAAAAAATGGATGATATTAAATCAGCTGTAAGACAAGTTCGAAAAGCTGGATATAATCCAGGAGCTATTATTTTGGGGACTGATGCTTATGATTTACTAGAAGCTGATGAAGATTTTAGAAAGTTACTTGATATTAGAAACTTTAGTATTGGTGAATTAAATCCTCAACTAAGCTTTGAAAATGGAAATGGTTATACATTTGCAGGTATTTTAAAAGGACTTAATTTACCTATATACATTTATGAAGCATGGTATCAAACAATTGGTGGAACGGTTAGTTCAATTTATCCAACGGATCACTTTACAGTAGCACCTAAAAACTTGGGTGAAATGCTTTATGGTGCAATTACTCAATTGGAAGAAGATAAAAGATTCCATACTTACGAAGGTACACGTGTACCTAAAATAATTACAAATGTCAGCGATGATGTTTTAAAACATCGACTATCTTCGAAGCCAATGCCAAAACCATGGGATATTAATTCATGGGCAACATATAAAGTTGTTTAAGAGGGTGTGAAAACACTCTCTTTATTAAATTTGAAAGGGTGAATTAACTTGATAAAAGCTTTACATAGAATTAAAGCAAATAAAACTTATTATGAAAAAGGCGAGATTATTGAATTTGATGAAAAAGTAGAACAAAATTTAGTTGAGTGTGGTGCTGCTGAATATGTTGAGATTCCAAAACCTAGAAATTGTGTAGAAAATGAAATTATAAATGAAAAAGAAGATAATAAAG